TCTATTGGAGAGAGCCCAGTACGCTGGATACCTTGATCCGTCTAGACGGTGGGATAGACCACAAAAATGGCCAAAAAAAATTTCAGATCTGAGAAAGCAAATCAATATCATTCTTAGAAATGGCACAACAAAATAGTACATTGACCACTAGTATAACTAGTCCCGGTCAATCGAACTCTACTGGAGACAAGAGGGCGTTATACCTTAAATTGTTTTCCGGAGAAATGTTCAAAGGCTTCCAAAGGAACACGATAGCACGTGACCTTGTGATGAAGAGAACACTTACAAATGGTAAGTCAATGCAGTTCATCTTCACAGGAAGAACATCAGCCGAGTATCATACACCCGGCAACAGCATACTAGGTAACTCCGATGGAGCACCTCCAGTAGCTGAAAAGACAGTGACTGTCGACGATCTATTGATCTCCAGTGCATTTGTCTACGAGCTAGACGAGACTCTAGCACACTACGACCTACGTGGTGAGATCTCAAGAAAGATCGGATACGCTCTTGCAGAGCAGTATGACAGAAAGATCTTCAGAGCAATCACTAAGGCTGCAAGACAGGCTAGTCCTATCACTAAGACTAACTTCAAAGAGCCCGGTGGAACACAGATTCGTGTAACAGGAACCGCAACTAACGGTGCTGCTGCATACGAGCCTGCTGCTCTAATCAATGCTTTCTACGATGCTGCCGCAGCTCTTGACGAGAAAGGAGTATCTGGCGAAGGTAGAGTAGCTGTACTTAACCCAAGACAGTACTACGAACTTATCCAAGGCGTAGAAACAAACGGTTTAATCAACCGTAACGAGAGAGGAGATGCGTTACAGTCAGGTAACGGAATCATTGAAATAGCTGGTATCACCATCTACAAGTCAATGAACATCCCATTCTTCGGCAGATTCGGTACTAAGTTTGGTACAGCATCTGGCACAAACCCCGGTGTTACAGACCCCGGTGCAACTGGCGACTTCGTAGAAGTTGTTATGCAAGATGAGACTGCTGGCTCTTCAACAACAAAGACTATTAACAACTATGGTAATGGTACTTCTGCGTTTGAGAACAGCTGTGGACTTATCTTCCAAAAAGAAGCTGCTGCTTGTGTTGAAGCAATCGGCCCACAAGTTCAGACAACATCTGGAGACATCTCAGTGGTATACCAAGGTGATGTAATTCTAGGTCGTCTAGCTATGGGTGCAGATGCACTTAACCCTGCTGCTGCTGTTGAACTCGTAGCTGGTGTGGCAACAAGCCGCAACGCTGCTGGCGAAGCAACAACTACAGGAAACGCTGCTTTCTAACTTACACTTTATACGGGAGCTTCGGCTCCCTTTTTTTTATTTATGGCTTCCACAACTATTGACATCGATACCAAACTATCCGCAGTGAACAATATACTGGGGGCTATTGGGCAAGCACCGTTGACTGAGCTCGACTTTGAAAACCCAGAGGTATCATTTATATTTAATCTACTTCGAGATGCTAACGTAGACACACAAGCAGAGGGGTGGCACTTTAACACAGAGAAACATGTAGAGTATCCTATCAACTCAGATGGTAAGATACCAATACCCAACGATGTTTTATCGTTAGATTTACACGATAACTACACTCGTAGAACTAAGGATCTGGTACGTCGTAATGGATTCTTGTATGATAAAATAGAGCATACAGATATTTTTACTGACAACCTTGTTCTAGATGTTGTCAAGCTTTACGAGTTTGAAGATCTACCTATTGTTTTCCGACGCTACATTGTCTATAGAGCTTCTCGTGTTGCTGCTACACAGCTTGTAGCAAACCCTCAACTTGTTAAATTACTTGCAGTACAGGAGCAACAGGCTAGAGCTGCACTACAGGAGCACGAATGTAATCAAGGGGATCATAGTATGTTCGGCTTTGAAGATAACTCTGTACATCAAACATATCAACCTTGGAGAAACCTTAGAAGATAATGGCAGGCATAACACAAACAGTACCCTCATTCGCATTAGGTATATCAGAACAGCCAGACCATCTCAAGTTTCCCGGTCAGGTTACCAATATTATAAATGCTGTACCTGATGTTACAAAGGGTTTATTCAAAAGGCCGGGTGCAAAACGTATAGGTGCTGATGCGTTATCTAGTGTACAGACTGGTGGATCATGGTTTCATTATCATCGTGATGAGACAGAAGGATCTTATATCGGACAGGTAGCTGCTGACGGTCAAGTCCGAGTTTGGCGTTGTAGTGACGGTGTACTGATGACTACAGTTTATGGCACAGGCGGTCAGACAGCTATACAAAACTATCTAGCTACTAGCACACCAGAGAACCTACAATTTCTAACTATTAATGATACTACGTTTGTAAACAGTAGAGATACGACTAACGCAAATACTCTTATTGGAATGACGGGTACAACTGATGCCAGACCTGACGACCACTTTGGTTTCATTGAACTATTACGTACAGAAAATGGTAGGCAGTATGGAGTTAACATAAATAACGGCACAGGTGTCACAACCGTTACCCGTGCTACTAAGATAAAAATTACAGACCATAATTTTGATGAAGGTGATGGCTCAGGGCACTGCCCCGGTATAGGTACAGAAGTGTATGCTGTAACCGCTAAGTCAAGTTATAGTGCCTCTGAAAATATAACTCATGTAAAAAATAGTTCTGGTACTACACTTACATCAGGTAAAACCAACTTAACATTTCGTGTGACAGCACTTGGTCAACAAGGAGTAAGTCCTAATTATAGTGCTTCTTCTGATGGTCCAGATGGGCAAAACTACAGATGTAGCTATAATATAGAGGCTGTGCTGCTACATGGTGGTGAAGGATGGGCTCTGAATGATGTAGTTCGAGTTGTACCAGAGCATGCTGATGCAGCTGATAGTTCTGACGGACAGGCTTACGTAGATGTAACCGTAACTGAAATAGAAACAGCACAGGTTAATGCTAAATATAACAGTGCTGATACAGGACTTATCCGTCCAGCTCCTACACCTTTTGATGCAGATACAGCTGTAACTGCTGACACGATTCTTGGTGGTATTAAATCTGCCTTACCTAGTGGTGTAAATGGTACTATTATTGGTACAGGTATGTATCTAAGTAGTGCCTCTGCGTTTAATGTAGAGGTTGTTGAAGAAGACTTAATGCGTTGTTTTCAAGGAACTGTAAATGATGTGACTCGTTTACCTAATCAATGTAAGCATGGTTATATAGCAAAAGTAAGTAACTCTCAGAGAGCTGACGAGGATGATTACTTTCTTAAATTTGAGGGACAGAATGATAAAGATGGTGCAGGCTCTTGGGTTGAATGTGCAAAACCGGGTATATCAAAGACCTTAACAAACATGCCTTTGGTTATACAGCGTACAGCTACAACTGAGTTTACTGTTAAGCAGTTTACTTATGAAGATAGACAAGTCGGTGATACCTTAACTAACGCTGATCCATCTTTTGTAGGTAGTCGCATAAACAAAGTATTGTTTTTTAGAAATAGATTAGCAATGCTATCTGGAGAAAATGTCATATTATGTAGACCGGGTACGGTAGGTAAACCTGATTTTTTTATAGAATCAGCACTGACTGTAGCGGCTAGTGATCCTATTGATATTGCTTGTTCCTCTACATTCCCTTCAGAACTATTTGATGGCATTGAAACCACTACAGGTCTACTCGTGTTCAGCACAAACCAGCAGTTTCTACTGTCATCTGACGATACAGTTTTAAACCCTGATACAGCTAAGTTAAGAAGTGTATCTACATTTAATTATAACAAAGCAATAGCTCCTATATCACTTGGCACTACAGTTGCTTATGTCGATAACTCTGGTAAGTTCAGCCGCTTTAATGAAATGGCAAACATACGTAGAGAAGGTGAACCAAATATAGTTGAAGTTAGTAAGATTGTACCCAGCTTACTGCCTAAAGATATAGACCTTTTGACTAACTCTAGAGAAAACTCTATTGTCTTACTTGGTAAAACTAACAGCGATATTGTAACTGGTTATAAATACTTTCAAGTTGCTGAGAAACGGTCTCAAGCTGCGTGGTTTAAATGGAAACTTAATAACCCATTGATATATCATTTTATTGTAAACGATCAGTATTTCTTTTTAGATAGCGATTACTATTTACAAAGCATCAATCTGATACGTCAAGAAACAGATCCTACTACTACACAAAACAATGTCGAATACTTACTACATTTGGATAATAACGTTGATCTTAGCGGTGGCAGCTTTAACGATTCTACAAACACCACAACCTTCAGTGGTCTGGGGTGGCTAAACACTGTTACTACACCTAACTATAATGTAGCTGTTGTAAGTCCTACTGATGGGCGATACGAATTACCTACAGTTGACACAACGGCAAACACTCTGACTCTTAACGGAGACTGGTCTTCTGGTACATATAAGGTAGGGTACGTCTACGACTACGAAGTCGAGCTACCAACTCTTTACCCAACTCGTACGGAGGGTACAAACTCAAGAGCAGATATTAACTCGTCACTTGTAATACATAGAGTTAAGTTTCATTTTGGAACACTTGGTTCTTACAAAGCGGTACTTAAACGTGTTGGTAAGAATAACTACGAGGTAGATTACGAGTCTACACCAGCTGATGCTTATATAGCTACAAGTGCTCCTTACATAACTGAATTTATTAAGACTGTTCCTGTCTATGAACGGAACACAAACTTAGATATTATACTTAGATCAACTCATCCCGCTCCAGCTACACTTCGTGGCTTGTCATGGGAAGGAGATTATTCACCTAGATTTTATAAGCGTGTCTAAATACATACACCCAATCACGATAGAGGCTGCTACAGAAGTGGCCTCTAACCTCCGTCCAGACGACTTCAGAGAGGTCCAAGAGGGTCACGGGATAGATCCTACCACTCTTCCATTTCTGATGTCTCACAACCCCTCCTACGTGTATTTTACAGTGCCTGACGGCAAGACTGCTGGCATGGCCGGAGTAGGAAAAGAAGGTGATATATGGATGCTTTGCACTCCTGATATACACCGATACCCAATTACATTTGCAAGAGAGGCCAAACGGTATGTCGATAGCCGTACTGAGCCCCTCCTCTGGAATATAGTTGACAGTCGAAACAAAGTACATTTAAAACTACTTAAGTTTCTAGGTTTCAAGTTTTTACGTAAGCTAAAACATGGACCAAACAATGTAACATTTATTGAATTTTGCCGTGTGCATAGACGCTAATGCAGGGGCAAGAGCAGCCGCTAGACAAAGAGCTAGAGAAAAGGATGCTATCTTTGCCCAAGAAGGACTTAAGTTCTTCAATAAAGAAACACAGCTCGAAAGAGCACAGAATAGAAATGTCATAGGTTTATCACGAGATCGAAGTGATGCTTATGCAAGTGCTCTTGCTGCTCAAGGTAAGGGTAGATTACAGTTAGAAAACGCTGCTCGTCGTTACTTTAGATCGAAAGGTACAGTTAACGAGGGTGGTAGATCTAGAACATTTGGTAGAGCTAACTATCAAGGATTACTTGCAGCTCAATCAGAAGTAGAATCAGTTATAGATAACGTATTAGGCCGTAATCTAGCATACGCTGCAGAAGGTGCTAAACGCAAATTCCAAGTACAAGAAGCTGGAGCTCGAGAAGCTTTAGGATTACCAGCTGCATACGGTGCACCTGTAATGTTACCTCCTACAAACAGATTAGGCGGTGCTCTACAGATAGCAAGCAGTGTAGCAAGTATCTACAGTGGTTTTGGTATAGGTACTGAATCAAGTATATTTAGTTTATTTAAAAAAGGATAAATGACATCATCATTCGGAACTATCGTAGGTAGAGAACGGGACAAGATACCCGGCTACGGTGTAGATAACTATGAAGCTACTGAGCCTGATCTAACTAATGCAGTTAACGATCAGATTACTAGAAACCAAGAAGACACTCGTCAATTCTATAACGAGATGGCTCAAATACAGAAAACTATTGCAGAGACTCCTTTACAGAATTTACAGTCTCTTGCACAGTTTTCTCAGTCGGCTGGTCAAGCTATAAGAGTGTATAAGCAACGACAGGAAGCACAAGAAAAAATACAAGAAGCAATGGACTTCTTAGATAAAAACTCTAGTGCTACACTTCGTGATGCTGAAGGTAAATTAAATTTAGAAGATGCTAAGTTTAACAGTCAACTACTTAATGAGAATACAGAAGATTCAATCAACTTTCTAAGAACTAGAAATGCTGCACTACCAGAAGATGCTAGCCTTAAGCAAATTCTAAAGGAACTTAACGATAATTATTTTGGTGCACGACAGCAGTTTATCAATGAAAACGGTGGTAAAGATATTACTGATTCCCAAGAGTTTATAGAGTTACATAATGCTGCTGATGAGCTTATGATTACAGCTATGCTTGATAGAGCACAACAAGCTGGTATCGATACCAATAGTCGAGAGTTTAGAAAAGCATTTTATAATACAATATATCCTGATATAAAACAGAGAAGAGATAATAATATACAAAGCTGGAAGTCTCAAGCAAATAGAAATTACGAAGCTAACAGAGATGAAAAGCTAAGAAACATCATTGTTGATACACTACAACCTTACCAACAAGGGGATGCTGTTGATATTGATGTAGAAACTTTAGTTCAAACAATTATGGCAACTCGTCCTAACTTTACTAAAAGACAAGCTGTAAACTATTTATTTGAAGAAGTTGCTACAGAAGTTGGATCAGACGCACCTAGATTAAAACTACATCATCTTGAATATCTTTTTGATGATGCGTTATACATACCTAGCTATGCACCTAACACAAGAGTTACATACGCAGAAGGTAAGTTTAAAGATAAAGATGCTAACAGCTCACTTATACTTAAAACACGAGATAAGTTAGCTGAAATAGATATACGACGTGAAAGAGCTGCAAAGTCTATTGCACAGACTGAGCTTGATGAACTAGGTTTAGAGTTTCCTAATGGTATACCTGATCCTATCTTAGAAAAGAAACTGCTTCAGTTAGAAGGTAAGTACCCTAATGTAGATGTCAGAAGTCTACAAGTAAGTAGTCGTGGTATTACAAACGGTGGTGAGTATGGTAGAGCTGGTCAAGGAGATCTTTTACAAACTTTTAATACTGATCTAAAAAACTCTTACGAAGCACAAATAGGTAAGGAGTTGTTCTCTCCATTCAATGCAAGAGAAGTAGAAAGAGCTCAAGGTGCACTTGCTTTTGAAGTTAAGAAACAGACAGATCTAGGAGTTGAACTAGATGAAGCTGTACAAAACGTATACCCTGATATAAAAGCTGGGTTGCTTGCTGGTCAATACACAGGAACTGAGATTGAAAAACGTAGAGGAGAAAGAGCAACACCAAACGATATAATAGCAGATGCTAAATTTTTACAATCTGATATAGGTAAAGTACAGTATCAAGGAGAACCAATATCCTTGTATGAAAAGCAGGCTCTGACTGACTACAAGAGACATTTAATTAGTCCAGAGATATATCCATTTCCAGAATACTTTGGCGGTGTAGTTAGAGGTACTAAGCTTAATGCTAGACAGTATGCTTATAATAGACTAGAAGCAACAGGTGGATTGAACGAACAAGGTCTTATCAAACAAATGCCTTTTGTAAATAGAAATGGCGTTTTAGTTGATCCGCAGTTTGATCTTACATTAGAAGAGCTTAACACTTTAGAAGTCAAGCCTCATCTTACAAAGACTTATAATGCTTTACAAGATCCAGAAAAAGCACAAAAGATTCTAAAAGGTTTTCAAACAGGCAACCAACCGGGAACTTTTGACTCAGCTACAGGTCCAAGAAAAACTAATGCTGACGATCTTACTGTTGGTCAAGTGTTAACATTTGCCAAAAGAGGTGCTAGTAACTTTGGAATCTACGGATTCAGTGCACAAGAGTTAAAAGATGCAGTTAAGTTTCTACCTCCTAGTTATCTTGACACACAATTTAATGAAGAAACACAGAGTTTTCTAGTATTAGAACTTGTAAGACAACGAGCTAACAGAACAAATAGCATTAGAGGTGCTATCATACAAGCCAAAAAAGGTGGTGAAGAGACCATTTTTACAGGTGACGAGACTGAAGGTAGATGGGATAGATTAGTCCCCTTAACTTTAGCAGAACAAAACGCTGTTTTAGACTTGTTTCCTAATTTACGACAGATACCTATGAACCAGTTTCATAATCTTACAGCTGGTGTAGTCTTAGGTATCGAAAGTGAGATAGCAAACTATGAGAGAAACAGAAAAAAACAAAGAAAAAAGTAGAAGATGACAGACTCAAACTACTCAAAACCTGAGATTACTGTTGACGAAGGCTATGCTGATTACCTAGCTGGCCTTGCAGAACAGGCTACAGACGAGTATGAGCGGAGGAGAGATGCACAAGAAGCTGCACAGACACAGGTAGAAACAGATGAGAAGGTCGCTCAAGAAACACAAGACGATCCTCGAAATGCAGAAAACTGGGGTGCTAAGGCACTCATAAAAGAGGGACAATCTATATTGTCTGGTGGTATTCAAGATACAGCATCCTCAATCGCTACTTTTCCAGAACGTACAATAGATGCGATATCTGGAGAAATGCAAGAACAACGACAAGAGACTGGTACATACAGACCAGACTGGAGTCCATTCGGTGGGTATGATAATCCAATCGAAACAAGAACATGGTGGGGTAAGCAATTACGTGGTTTAGTACATTTTGGTACACTTGCACTTGGTACAGTTGCAGCAGCTAAGGCAGTCGCAGCTACTGGAGTTGTCACGATACCAGCTGGTTTACTTACACTTGCAAAAGGTAATTTAGTTAGAGGTGCTGCCGTAGGTGCTGTGTCTGACCTTATATCTAAAGAGTCAGACGAGCAAAACGCTTTAGGTGCGTTACGTGACAGGTATGGTTGGATAGATACACCAATATCTACAAAAGATACTGACCATCCAGTTGTAATGAAGATGAAAAACATTGTCGAAGGTATGGGCATAGGTCTGGTCTTTGACGGTTTCGCATACACACTAAAGAAAGGTAGTGACAAAGTTATTGAACAGATAACAAAACGTAACAAGAGTTTAGAAAATCAAACAGTACAGGCTGGTATTGCACAGCTTCGTAAAGGTGAGGAAGAGTTTAGAGCAGATAAAAATGCACCTATATCTCAACCACACCAAGGAGCACACGTATCAGAAGTAGATCCACAAACAGCCCGTGAGCAGTTGTCAAAAACACGTAAGCAATGGGGCTCAGAGGAGGGTTCTACTGGTAGTGTCACAACACCCATAGAACGAGAAAGAATAGGCTTAGAAGGCGGCACAGACGAGGCTACGGTCGAACGTATCATGCAAGGCTTGATGAGCACAGAAAAGTTTGCAAAAGAACTAGATGCAGCAAAAGGTGATCGCAAAGCCTTAGTAGCAAAATTTAGAGAAGCTATTGAAGGACATCAACGTATTACTCAAGGCAGAAATGCTTTAGACATGTCACCACAGGAGTATCTAAAAGATTTATTAGAAGCTAATCCTGACATAGTTGATGGTATAGAAGTGTGGACATCTAAAAACGTAGTAATTGCTGACCTTGTAATAGGGTCACTTCTTAAACAGGTACGTGACTTAGGTGTTGCTGGTAGAGAGATAGCAGATATTGTAGACTTACAAGACATAGACGGACCAGCTAAACAGCTCGTCGATACTATGTTGACTGCATTATACGAAACAAAGAAAGCTAGATTTGTAAAGTCAGACTCATTCAGAGAACTAGGTCTTGGTAAGAAAAGTAAGAAGACTGTAGAAGAGGCTACACAAGCTTCTATGGAAGACGCTAAAGAGTCTATCATGTCTATACTTAAGATTGCTAAAGATGACAAAGATGACAATATGCTAAACGCTTTGTATGAAGCATTTTCTATGATGGAAGATGTTAATACATTAGATGATTTTGACAATTGGGCAAGAAAAACTATACTTGGTGGGCCGCTAAAAGAAGGTGGTGCAAATCGTACAGGTTCTATGATTCGTGAGCTAGAAGGTGTAATGACACATAGTATACTATCTGGACCTAAGACACCTATTCGAGCAATTATGGGTACATCTACTGCAACATTCTTGAGGCCACTGGCTCAGAGTTTAGGTGCAATTTTAAGATTACCTTTTGATGGTAACGTAGCTACTGTCAGATCAAGTCTTGCAGCTGTCAATGGCATGATGGAAGCTATACCTGAGTCATTTACACTATTTAGAAGTAAACTAAACTCATACTGGAAAGGCGATATAAGATCAATCAAAACACGTTTTACAGAGTTTACAGCAGCCGATGATAACTGGGAGATACTACGTCGTTGGGCAGAAGATAGCGGTAGAGCTACACCCGGAGAAACAGCAGCATTTCGTGTAGCAAACGTAGCACGTCAAATGAACAATAGCAACTTTTTGACGTACTCTACTAAGATTATGGCTGCAACTGACGATGCGTTTGGCTATATTATGGGTCGTGCAAAGATGCGTGAAAAGGCTATGCGTAGAGTTCTCGAGTTACAGGACAACGGATATAAGACACCTAAGATAACAAAAGATCTGATGCAAGCATACGAGGATGACTTCTATTCACAAATCTTCGATGCACAAGGTAATATTGTCGATGAAGCTACACAGTTTGCACGTAAAGAAGTTACACTTACACAAGAACTAACAGGCTTTGCAAAGGGCCTTAATGATGTGTTTAGTGCTACACCTTTAGCTAAACCATTCTTTTTGTTTGCTAGAACAGGTGTAAATGGACTTGCTCTTACAGGTAAGTATACACCCGGTTTTAACTTCTTAGTCAAAGAGTTTAACGACATAGCATTTGCAAACCCTAACGACTTACGAAGTGTATCTAAATATGGTATCTTTACAGCAGAAGAGCTAGCCAATGCACGTGCCTTACAGACAGGTCGATTGGCAATAGGTTCTGGTGTAGTTATGATGGCTGTTAACGCTTGGATGCGTGGTGATCTTAACGGTAACGGACCAGTTGATAGACAGAAAAGACAGCTATGGCTTGACGGTAAGTGGGAACCTAGAACTATAAAGCTAGGTGCAGTTCGTGTTGGTTATGACCAGTTTGAACCATTTAACCTTATCATGTCTACAATCGCTGACGTAGGTGACGCAAGTCAACTTATGGGTGAAGAGTGGACAGAAAACGAATTAGGTAAGATAGCTCTTGTTGTAGCACAAGCTGTAACAAGTAAATCATACTTAGCTGGTATACAGTCGTTTGTTGACTTATTTGCTGGCCGCCCCGGTCAAACAGGTCGTATCATATCTGGACTTGCTAACAACGCAGTTCCATTAGCTGGTATACGTAACGATTTAGGTAGACTATTTACCCCTTACATGCGTGAGATAAACTCAGGTGTATACCAGTCTATACGTAATAGAAACTTAATTTTTGAAAAACTTACTTCTAATCAACTACCTGTTAAGTACGATATGCTAAACGGTAAACCTCTAAAAGATTGGGATTTTCTAACTAGAGCATACAATGCTGTGAGTCCGATTAGTCTAAATTTAGACCAGACTCCCGGTAGAAACTTCTTGTTTGATAGTGGTTATGACTTACGTACATCTACTTACTTTGCACCAGATAGCACAAACTTAACAGATCACCCTTATATTAGATCAGAGTTTCAACGAGCATTAGGTTCACTTAACATAGAATTAGAACTTGATAAACTTGCTAAAGATAAGAGAATGTTAGCATCTATGGAACTTATGTATGCTGATATACGGGCAGGCAAGCGTGGTCAATTTAATGCTAGAGATTATTACCACAATAGAATCATAGATCAAGTATTTAAACGTGCTAAGAAAAGAGCATGGGCATCAATTAAAGATGATCCTAGAATTGCAGAGGTAATTGAAAAGCAACGCTTAGAGAAAGTAGCACAAATTGATAAGAGAAGTGCATCTCAAAACATTCTTAACATATATAAATAATGGCAACAACAAAGACAACTGAAGAAAAATTCAACGGAACAGGATCTCAAACTGTTTATCCGTTTACAATTGAATACTTAGCTACGTCTGATTTACAAGTATTTGTAAGCAACGTATTACAAACAGAAACCACCCATTATTCTATATCTGGATCAAGCCTTACTTTTGTAACAGCTCCACCAAGCGGAACAGGGAATGTAAGAATTAGTCGATCAACAGGAATAGATAAAGCTCGAGCAGTTTACGCTGCTGGATCATCCGTTAGAGCTGTAGATTTAAATGCTAACCAAGATCAAGCTTTATTTGCATTACAAGAAAGAGTTGCTAAAGTTGGTACACTTGTTAGTAGTGCAGCTCCGACTACCCCTGCAGCTGGAGACAAGTGGTATGACACCGTATCTGGTAGATTATTTGTCTACTATGAAGATGTAGACTCATCGCAATGGGTAGAGGCGAGCCCAGCTCACGAAACAACTAATGCTCCACAGATAACAAGTATATCTGATGCACAGGTAGTAAGTAACGCTGCTATAAACTCAACTAAATTATCATTTACTCAGACAGGCACAGGAGCTGTAGCCAGAACTCTAGACGACAGACTTAAAGAATTTGTCTCTGTAAAAGATTTTGGTGCAGTAGGAGATGGTATAGCTGATGACACTTCGGCTATACAGGCAGCAATTAATACAAATAAAAATATAACATTTCCAATAGGTAGATATAAAGTATCTGATACAATAACAATTCCTCAAGCACATGTAGGTCAAATATTACACGCAGTGACTGGTAACGCAAATTATCCGTCAGTAGCATTTAAACCTAATGCTGAGATTATTGGAGATTTATCTAGCATAACTAGCTCAGGTAGTCTTACTGATCTTGCATCAGCAAAACCAATGTTTTTGGTACAAGCTGCGGGTGTAAAATTCCAAGGGTTGTATTTAAATGGTACTAGTAATACAAAAAATTCAATCGGTATAAAGGTTGAGCTTACTGCTGATACTTTTAGAGATGATGCAGACGGTCAGTATAATGATTGTATGCTTGGAAATTGGCAATGGGCTATTTATCATAAAGGTCGTGGAATAGGAGTTAACGATTGTAATATATTTACAAGTTACACAGGTATTCTTTTAGATTGGCCATCAAATGTAAATCCTAGTCAAATCGGTATTGCTGTAGATGACGACTACGCTAACAGAGGCGTACAGATAAGAGATAATCAATTTCATGGTGTATTTAGAGCCATTCAACATATAGGTTCGTTTCCTTTAATAGGTGCTTCTATTGTTGGTAATCATTTAGATATTGGTCAAGCTTTATTTGAAGTTGGAGTTGATAATGCACATACTATAACACAAGCTAATATAACAGAAGCAAATCCCGGTGTATTTACAAAAACTAATCATGGACTACCTAACGGCACACAGTTAACATATAACTCTAGAGGTGGTACTAATCTTGCTACTTCAGCTGGAACTGCTGCAGATGAAACAGTTTTTTATGTTGTAAATGCACTTACTGATACTTTTCAAATTGCAGCAACTTCTGGAGGCACTCCGTTACAAGTAACTAATGACGGCAATGACAGTCAATGTTTTAAGGAACCTGTTGTTGCTGCTGAAACTAGAGATACACTTATATCAAGTAATGTAGTAATGTTTTCTGCTAGTCGTGCTGGTGTTAAGTATAATAGAGGTACAAAAAGTGTAAGAGATCATATTATTAATAATCACTTTAGTGGTGGTATAAATACTGAAGGTACAGCTGTAGGGCAGACATCAACAGATAGAACACCTTTATATCACATTTACTTTAGAAGCTGCCATACTATACAAGATTTAAGTATTAACAATAATTTTTTAGCTTATTCTGATAGACACTCTATTGCATTTATTAACGAGGATTTTGAGACTGCCGCAGTAGTTACAGCGGTAAGTATTAACAATAATACTTGCAACGCTTGGGGTTTTACCTCAACAAGTAGTGCAAACAGAGGGGCTATCGCTGTCGAAATTCCTACAAGTTATTTGTCTATTAGAGGTAATACATTTAAAAATACATACTCTACAACTGAGTGTATTAGGTTTAATAGTAGCACTCAAACAAACTTACATATTAGTGACAATACCTTAACTGCTGGTGTTTTATATAATGGAGCTAATGTAACTGTTAGTGGAAATAGACTGGACTCAACTTATTCTGTAGGTACTTTTACACCTACTTTAGCAAACGTATCTGCTCCAACTTATAGTGCTCAGACTGGTTCTTATATAAAAATAGGACAGTTAGTTAACGTTTGGATAACTTTAACATATTCCGGGTTAAGTACTAGTGATACTTCAGCATATAGCATTAGTGGGTTACCTTTTGCTCATGACATAGATCAAGCTCTTTTAGGATTTGACGCAAATACTAGTGATGGCTTGGGTAACAAAGGCAATGTTACTGGTGCTGCTTTTACAGGTTCTACAACTATTTCGCTAATGGATGCTACTGGACCTTTTACATACGCTGATAGTAATGATGCAGCGGGAACACTAAAAATAACATTTGCTTACAAATCTACCTATTAAAAATTAATTTAAAACAATGACAAAAGTAAATTACGTAGACAGCCCAACTAAAATAGTTGAAGGACTAGCTATACCAGAACATGACTACATTGCAATGGCATATACCGGAGCAAACAATGCAGGGGCTGACGACCCTAATACCATTACTTACAAAACAGGTGGAAGTGGTGGAACAACAGTCGCTACATTAACACTTACATATGCAGCAACTGGACGAATATTAACCATCACAAAGAGTTAAATTATGGCATTTAGATTTAACCCTATAACAGGCGGCTTAGATACTTCTAATGCAGCTTATTCTAAAGGAACATTTACACCAGTTTTAGCAAACGTTGCTACCCCGACCTATGTTTCTCAAACTGGTTCCTATATAAAAATAGGTCAATTAGTTCATGTTTGGATAAAAATTGAAATGAGTGGATTAGATACCTCAGACACTTCCGGATTTACTATCGGAGGTTTACCTTTTACACATGGTATAGACGAAGCTCTTATTGGAGTAAATTCTTATGGTAGCTCAGGTATTGGCAACCAAGGTAATATTACTGGTGCAGTCTTTACAGGAAACACAAATATTACTTTAACTGATGCTACTGGAGTTTTTACATATGCAGATAGTGCAGACGCTGCTGGTGTTGTAGCCTTAGCCTTTGCTTATTATTCTTCAACTTAAATAAATCATGGCTTTAAATTTTCCCGCAGCCCCGGCGAGTGGTGCTACACATAACGCTACAAATGGGCTGCAATATACATATGATGGTGTCAAATGGACATCACAAGGATCTTACGCCACTGGTTTAAAAGATGTAGTAAAACTTGATAGTATTGCTAGTCAGTTCAACGGATCTCTTACTTCTTTTAACTTAACAATTAATTCAGTAGGAGTAAATCCTTTAAGTGCTGAATCTTTAACAATTAGTTTAGGTGGTGTAATACAAGAACCGCAGACAGCTTACACAGTTAACTCTGCGACAGGAGTAATTACTTTTACTTCTGCTCCAGCAGCTGGCACTACATTTTACGGTGTATTACAATCCCGTTTACCTGTAAACACTGCTGCAATAGGAACTTTAGGTGATGGTGCAGTTTCAACTGAAGGTAAATTAGCAAATGGTGTAGTCACCAACGCCAAAGTAAATTCAGCAGCAGCAATAGATGCAACCAAGCTTTCTTTTACACAAACTGGTACAGGAGCTGTAGCTAGGACTGTAGATAGTAAATTAGAAGACACAATTTCACCACTTGATTTTGGTGCTGTAGGTGACGGCACTACAGATGATAAAAATGCTTTACAAGCTGCTATTAACGCAGCAGAAGCTATTGTAGGTCCTAGAATAGGTGCAACTGATATTGAAGCAGCGTATGCAGTAGTTGATTTAGGTGGTAGAAAATATTCTATTTCTAATAGTCTTACTATCAGTGAAGCTATTGTTTTACAAAATGGAGCTATTGTAGCTTCATCTACGTTTCCAATAAATAATTACTGTATTAATATAGCTGATACAGCAGAAAGAGCAGTAATACAGCGTGTAGATATTGATGGAGGATTATACACAACAACAAGAAGAGGAAATGGCATTAAGGTAAATGCACCTAGAGTACATATTTCAAGAGTTTATGTAAACCATTTTCCACAATTTGGAATAAGAGTTTTTACTTCTGCTAGTGTTACAACTCAAGAAGTAAGAATTGAAAATTGTTTAGTAAGAGAATGGCAATTTACTGAAGCTGGTACAGCTACTTTTAGCCTTAGAACAGCAAAAGGAATATCAATAGAAGTTGCTGATAATTATGTAATTAATACCACTGTTGCTCAATGTTTAACACCTTTATATTTAAGTGGAGCATTAAATATTATTGATGGATGTCATTTTTATAATGGAGGAGCGAGTGGTGTTGAACCAGTTGTAGTTGAACTTGATAATACTGATAACACTGTGTTTTCTGGATGTTATTTTGACAACGGTACAATTGATATAAAAACCAGTTTTAATCATAATATCACTGGCTGTCATTTTCAAAAAACTGCCAATTCTGCTATAACTAAATTTATTCAAACCTTTACATCAGCTACTGGTGAAACATTACAAGGGTTAATAGTAACCGGATGTAGTTTTAATGGTAGTTTTGTACCTATTGCTTTTCAAGTAACTGGTAGTGGTAGTTATGCAAGTGACTTATTTAAGGCAATGACGTGGTTAGGTAATTACAGAACAGATGGTGGTGATGTTTGGGTTCAATCAAAATTTGGAATTAATGCGTATCTTGAAGATGGAAATATGTATTTAACACAGAATAACAATACTTTTAATTTTAGAGCAATACAAGGTATAACTTTAGATGCAGATTACGATAACAATTCTGGTGCTGGTGAATCCTTTGTTGAAATAAAAACTGATGGAACCTCAAAATTTAAATTTGATAATAACGGTGGATTAGTTCCACAAATAACTACAACTGCAATAGGAACAACTGGTGCTCCAATAAATGCTATGTTTACAAACCATATTAGATTAGTTCCTACTTCACAACCCTCTAATCTTGAAGGAAGACTTTATTATGATGCCACCGCAAACAAATTAAAATTTTATAACGGAACCGCTTGGGAAACAATTACATCATCATAAATAATGACATTAACAAAAATACAAGCAGACCAGACTGCTTTTACACCGTCTGGTACGGGTGCAACAGTTAGGACCATAGATAGTAAGTTAGAAGATGTAGTATCAGTTAAGGATTTTGGTGTTACTGGTGATGGAACTACTAACGATACAGTTAAAATACAGGCAGCTTTTGATGGTACACCTGATGGCAGTACTTTAGTTTTTCCTAAAGGTAGTTATTTAATTACTTCTCAAATATTAGTTACAAATAAAAATATTCATATCCGTGCTTATGGAGCAATATTTTTAATAAATGCAGATATTGATGCGTTTAGGTTTAATAACTACTCAGATGCCGAGTCCGTATTATTAAGTTCTAATTATACAAAAGGTGGTTTATCTATACCTGTCAATGCTTTATCTGCACCTTTAACACAAGGTACAATGTTTAAAGTAACTTCTAATTCTGCTGATATTTACAATAACGATGAGGGTAGCTCCAGTAATCAACACCGTACTGGTGAATGGGTTTCAGCTAAAAAAGATGGAACCAGTACTACAACAAATATTCCACTACATACACCTTTAAGATTTACCGAAGGTGTAGCTACAACCTCAGTCGCCGGTGAAGAACAAAAAGAAGATTCATATACTACATCTAACAAAGCAAGAGTAACTATTCCAAAAGTAAGAACTGTTACTTGGCATGGTGGAGAAATAAAATACGAAGAAGGACATGATGCTGATGGCTGGACTGGAGACGCTATCACTCTTCATGCCTTTACAGGAGCAGTTCTTAACAATATAAAAGTTAGTCGTGGTTATGCTAAAGCTCTTACTTTTAATGGGTGCGTAAACTGTACTGTTGAAAATTCCTATTTTGAAAATTTAACTAACAATACTAGTCAATCTCAATTTGGCTATGGCGTTGACGATACAGGAAGTATTGGAACTCACATAACAAATTGCAAATTTAACAATACTCGTCACGGTCAAACTACAACAGGACAATCATTTTCGAGTGTTCAAAACACAACTCCTACATCCAATGAACTTAAAAATTTGTTGATGAGTGGTAGAACACAAGCTGGTTTAGTAAGTAACTGTGTTGGTACAGGTGCTATTGAATCAGTTTATAGTACACACCAAGACGCACATGATTATGTATTTGCTGATTGTTTAGCAGAAAGTGGAGAATTAGGATTTTCATTTAGAGGTACGAATATAACTGCACAAGGTTGTAAGTCTATTAATTGTGCTAGAGGATTCAAGTTTTTTACAATGGTTGATAATTCCGAACCAGACGATGATGTTTATACTGCTGGTAAACCAGAAGGATTTACTACAGGTCAAATGAAAAATTGCATCTCAAGAGGTGCTGGTTTTGATGGAGTTCCTGTATCTGCTATAGATTGTGCTGAAGTATTAATAGAAAATTGCATAATAGAACACGCACGAAATACTCTTATAATGGCTGACGGCAGTTTCGTAAAACTTGGTGGTAACAATATTCTTATAGCATCTAAATTAGAAGATACAAATGTTTTTACTGAAAGTGATAATGAAGGTATCTTTGATATTAATCCAGTTGATTCATTAATAAAAACGGCTGTTATAGCAACTTCAGATGTAAATACTTCAACAAATGTAATTACTGAAACTGCACATGGTTTTAATAATGGAGATAAAGTTAGATACAGCACAGGAGATGATACTCAAACTCCTAAAGCAGCTATTGGTGGTTTAACTGATAAAGGTACATTTTTTATAAGAGATAAAACTACTGATACTTTTAAATTAGCCTTAACAAAAGGTGGCTCTGCTATAAGTTTTACAAGTACAGGTAATAATGATCAGTATATAACTTACATATTACCAGAGGTAGAAATCCTAGATGGTGCTACTGTACAAGTAAATGCAAGCGAAATGATAGCCGCAGGTAGTAATGATTTCCGTCTAGTTAGTGGTACTGATGGCAGATATTTTACAGTTAATGGAATAATAAGAGCGACTTTTTCTACATCGTACGATCAAGTAATACCAACTACTTTAAATACAAAAGGAGACGGTACAATTTATTGGAATGTTATCGGTGCAGCAGATGATTCTATACAGAATAATTTATTGGGAAGGTTTATAAAAGCTGAATCATTAGATGGAACAGTTGTACATGATTGGGTAACACCTAATTTAAAAGCAGTCTCTAGAAGAGAAAATGATGCTTATACTCTAACAACATCACTGAGTACACAGTTTTTTCCAGACGGACTAGGTGCTGGAAAATTTTTAAAATCTACTGTAACTGGAAAAAGTCATAGGTTTAGATACAGTATAAATTGGTTAAAAACAAATACTAATGATACAGTAGAGATGAGAATAAGATGTAGAGATGATGCTGGTGGTGACAAAGATATTGCAACATCTTTAATAATACCAGCAGCCGGTACTGCAGCTAAAATGATTATCGATTGTTTTGTATATAACAATAGTGGTACTGATACACAAGATTGGACTGTAACTTTTCTACCTGATGGAGGTGCAGTTGATGTAAGAAGAGCAACTACAACCGTTAATTTTGCTACTAATAGTAATGCAACAAAACCTATAAAAATTGCTGCAAAATGTGCAAGTTCAACAGGAGACATCTTAACAATGGTAGATCACGATGTTTATTGTGATTTACTAAGTGTTGGTGCTGATTAATAATGACTGGCGAAGCAATCCATCTACCCACCCTAGCTTTACCACCCGCCCAAGAGTATCCAACTCCAGCATTAGATCTACCTACAGCAGACATTCCATCCTACAAACCTTTAGTTGTACCTCCTAGTGATTTACGTAAACCTAAAGAAACTAAATCTAAAACAAAAGAAACAACTGAACAACCACCTATACCTAAGTTTGAAGTACCTTACTTTGGGTTTAAAGTAGATCTTCCTACAGGTGAAGTTGTAATGGCTGCAACCTATGCAGCAGTAACAGCAGTTGCAGTAACAACTTTTGCACAGCCTTTTTTTAATACAATTAAGAAAAAACTACAAAAGACAATACAAGGAAAAGTAGATAAATGGAAGCAAAACCGACAGAAAAGAAAAACATCCTCACAAAAATAAAAGAGAATGTAGATGATCATGACGAACAGATGCAAATACTAGGTGCCATGGTGCGGCTTGGTGTAGTCATTTGGTCTGGTTTTATTATTACTCTTAATTATGTTGAGCTACCTATGGTCCGAAAACCTCTAGGAGCATCATCGGACATCACGTTCGTAGCTTCAATCTTTACTGGAGCACTTGCCACTTTTGGGCTGTCTACAGGTAATAAAAAATCTAAAGAAGATAAACCAAAACAATGAATAAATGGATAATACTCTTAGCCCTGTTGTCACCCGCAGTAGCGAGAGCAAACACAGTTACTCCCCAGTTTACACAGGGCAGTATGAACTCAACGACAACAACCACCTCAGTGATTCAAGAAGTCAAAACGACTCAGGTATTTGGAGCAGAAGTAAACAGCTGGTCAGGTTCAAATGTAACTCCTTCTGGAGACATTGCAGACGCAGCTACAACCTTTTCTGTAACAGATGCAGCAGCAGACTGGACACTAGAAACAACATCAAGAGCAGCAGGCTTAGTAGAACAAATAGATGCAACAACAGATTGGACTATAAATACTACTGTTACCTCGCTGTCTGTCTTTTCTCAGTAACACCTATTTTAGCAAGCGAACCAGAAGTTAACAATACATCTAACCCCGTAGCAGCGGCTACAGGTAACGTCACAAATCAGGCTGTACAGTTCCAAAATAATGGTGCAGCCTCTCGGCAGCAATATGCTCCGGGAGTAGCTTGTAATGGCAGCACGATGACGTTTTCGCCATTTTACATGGGCAACCATACCAACCCATACTCTGAAAAAGAAGATATGGAAGGGTTACACCCATCTAGTTATCAACTAAATGAGAACTGGGGGTTTCAAGTTAACTTTATGGTTCCACTTGATAAGAGCGGACATAAACTTTGCAAAGAAATAGCAAAGAGACAAGAAGAAAAACTCAGGCTCGACTATGAGCTTGTTCGTGCATTGAAATGTGCAGAACTACAGTCAAAGGGTTTTACCCTGAGACCGGGAAGCCGTGTTGAACACATGTGTCACGACATCGTTCCCATTCAATCCTTATTACCACCCAGTCCTAAACCCGAAAAAAAGGGCTGGCCTTTTAAAAAATGAGCACACTATCAAATCAAATAGCAGCACAAGTTGAAGCTATTAAAAAACCAAAGAAAAAAACAAAATCAAAGCGTGACGAAACCGGACGTTTTGTAAAAGATGAAGCAGACCTAGACACACCATCATTATGATCGCACTAATTAAACCAATACTGTTCAAGTTTTTGGGCAGCAAGTCAGTAAAAGAGCTTGTAGTCAAACTACTAGAAGCATACAGTAAGACTACTGACAACACAGTAGACGACAAGCTTACAGCTCTTGTCAAGAAAAACTTATTACCAGAATAATATGGAGAATCCAAGGGTTATACCCAA